CACGTACACAGAATTCTACGTGAACACCCTCTTCCTATGTGACATCCCAATTTTTGCTTGGTGGCAGAAATTGGTTGGTGCAGACAACTACACCGCAGGTTGGCTGGACATCACCACGGTCGCCACAGTGCAGGACAGATGCTATTCCGGCTCACCCGCTGAGGCGTATTCACGTGCTAAGAAGATCGTCAATCAGGTAATTACCAAAGTCTCTCGCGGAGTTACCTCTGTTTCTGCCACCACCAATGCCCAGATGACCGCTCTGGTTGCTGCGTTGATCGCGCAGAATTCCGTTCGAGTCGACGGGCTGCTCTCTCCCAATTCGGGGGGGGGCTAGTCAGGCCAGAGAGTCGTTATCTGTTTGGAGCACGGATGACTGACGAACTACACCCCTCTCTGGCTGAGAGACAGCTCCGCAGCAGAAATGAGATTGGAATTAAGGTCATGCCACCCCTTGGACCACGACGCCCTGTGTCGCAGAATCGCTTCGCCGGTGTGATTGGCATAGTCCCCTGGAAGTTAGATGTGCGTGACCCAGCCACTCTGGCTGCGGGTGTGCTTGCACGCCTCGGCAGGCACCTACCAGTCCCAGACCTGCATTTTTTCGGTGAGTTACGTGAATTCGCGTATCACCGCTTCAAATCACGCTACAAACCACTCGATGTGGACGTCGATTTGACTCCTGAAACTTATTTGCCTCAGACTAACTATTCGGCGAAGCGCATTCAGTCACTCATTGCCAAGTGGAATGACATGCCTTTTGATGACGTCACCCCTGAATTTTTCGCTGACCTGATGAGGTGTGGTATCTTCGGCAAGGATGAATTTTACCTTGAGCCCAAATTCGTCCGCCTCATTGCTGCACGCCACGACCTTCTGCTCCTCTTCTTAGGTCCGGCCGTGAAGGCAGTTGAGAAGGAAATATTCAAGTCCCCACACTTTATCAAGAAAATTCCTACTCATGAACGGCCAGAATATATCGAAAGACAGCTCGCTGAAGGTGAAGTTCCGGCTGTATTTGAGGGCGACGACGGTCTAGGAAAGCACAATGGAAAAATTGTCGGTACGGATTGGACATCATTCGAGGTCGTATTCCGACAATCAATTGCCGTGCTCGGCTCCGACCTCATGACCTACATGCTCTCAAATTTCTTAGTGGAGCTTCGCCGTCTGAACACAGCATGCTGGACCGGTTCTTGGGGCCGAGCCAAGCTCATGCTTGTGTGCTTCGTTATGCTCATTCGAAATTCAGGAGACCTGATAACATCACTCATCAATGGTTATTCAAATGCCATAATCTGGGAATTCCTCCATGTGAAGTTTCCGGATCGTGATCTCACCACAGAAGACTTTGCACGTCTAGGCGGCATATGTAAGATAGACATTTCCGAGACTGTGGGAGAGGCCAGCTTCTGCGGCATGATGTATGATGAAGGCGGCAAGCAAATGATCAGAGACGCTGCTCCTGTTATAGCCAAAATTGGCTGGTGTCCTCTGCGCTATGTGGGCACAAGCGATGTTGTTCATCTTCAATTGCTCAAACTCAGGCTCCTTTCTCTCGGACATGAGATGGGCAAGTGTCCCATTCTCTGGGCCTATGCTCGACAAGGACTCTACAAACTGAGGAATGTGAGGATTCGCCAGAGTATTCTCGATGGGTTGGATGTCTACGAGAAAGAGCGCGTCCATGCGGCCCTTGATGCGTACGGCAAATCATCTGTGGGCATTGATGGCTTCATGCCAGAAATCATGTCAGAACCCACACAAGCCACCCGAGAGCTTTATTCACATTGTTTCGGGGTCGATGTGCCGACCCAATTGTCCCTTGAGGCTTCATTCGCTTCTATGGACTATAGGATACCGAACCATTTTCCTGGTCTCGAGTTTCCCGATTTGTGGAGTGATATATACGACGAGTATGTCTCTGACTGCCCGTCCCCCTGCGACTACTGGATGCCTTTCCGTCCCGAACTCGCTACTCAGAAGTTAGATCTTTCGGCCCCGAGCCCTAAGATTCGCACTTCGGAGTGGATAACGCAGACCTAAAATTGGGTTCACTGCCGTAATTTCCCAAAACGGTTACCAACATGTAAAATGCCGTGCTAAGTTGACTCTCGTTAGCCCTGTGAGGGAGTCATAAATTTGCCGAACGACTGCACGGGAATCAGGTTGGCAGTGGATGAACAGTCTAGTTGATACGGCTGGAACCAATACACGTATCCCCCCCCTTTCATCACACTTTTTCACAAATCTCAAGAAAACATTTAAAACCCAAAAACATGAAAAACACAAAAACCCAAAAACAAAAAGAAACCAAAGCGGTCCAGTCCAAAACGGCTCCCAAGAAGAAAGCCGAAACCGCTAAGGATGCCAAGCGCAAGGCTGCCGTCAAAGCGGCCTCTGTTGTGGCACATGCTGCCAAGCCTAAGTCCAGTGACCCCACGTGGCTCAGCATCCTGAAACACCTCCCTGGCCCGTACATGGCCAGCCAGCTCGCCCCTTACCTCACACCGTTCCTGCAGTCGAACCATCCTGAGGTGTCGAAGGCGTTGAGCGACCACGCGGCTGTTGGTGGATCCATCCCCTACGCCACCGGCTCAAGCCTGGGTAGCCAGGCAGGCCTCAGAAACATTGTGCCTCATCACGGTAAGGACGGCAAGATCTCCTCTTTGACTGTGACTACAATGGATCTGTTGGGCGTCAGCGGCGCTGATGGTTACGCAACCGGAGACATCATCACCCAGTTCTTGTTGAACCCTCTGGACCCCGTTTTCGCCGGCACCAAGTTCCAGGAGTACGCCTCGATCTACACCAAATTCCGTATCAAGAAGATGGTTGTCATGTCGGAGTCTGTGGTCAGTGCGGCCACACCTGGCGCACAATCGGGAGCTTTCTTTACCGACCCTATGTTCGATCCTGAGAGCCATTCCGCCTCCGAACGCCTGAAAATCGTGGGATCCCAGGCAGGAGTAGACACTCAAGCCATTTGGCAGTCTATTTGTACAGCTATTCCCAAAACCCCAGGCGCTCCTCTCTTCATCGAGCCGGACGGCTCCGACATCCGCCTTTGCAGTGCCGGCAAGTTTGTTGCAATCGCAGCCTCCGACATTCCGGCTGGCGCGTTTTGCAACTACTATCTGCTGGCCGAAGTGGAGTATTCCACACCCACACTTGAGGACAATGCAGTTGACCCTTCCATGTATTATGCCTCTGTCCAAGTGCTATCCGGCTTTGGAGGAAACACTTGGCAGCCGCTGGGAGACCAGTGGCCCGTTCCCCCTGGAAACAAGCAAGTTGAGCTGGGACCTGGACGTCTAGCTCTACAGGCGACCGCCTCCTGCTTTGACGGCGCGGGTTACGACATCAAAACCTGCAACGCTCTTTTCACGCTGCCGCCCGGCAAATACTCCTGCAGTATCCTCGCCACTGGTGGCACTTGGTCTGAGCCCGTTCAACCCTTTGTCACAGGAGAGTCGGTTTTGTATGGTGTAGAGATCATTCTTCTCCAGACCGGCTTTCAAGGCGGCGCTTCCAACGCGAAGGCATTCAGCCAGTGCGTTATTGTTGTCCCCCCAGGCATCCCTGCTGATGTGCCTATTGTCTATTTCTATGCCAGCGCCTCGACCGTCGACGTCCGTTACGTCATGTTGGCAAGGATTAACCTACCTCTCAGTGGGAGCCTGAGCGCAGTGCCCTACAGCGCAACCCCTTCCGGCAGTCTCACGATGCCAAACCATTCGGTCTACGAGAGTTCACTGTTCCTGGCTTCCAACCAGGGCCGTGACCACCTGCGAGACCTGATCACCAAGAAACAGTCGAAGCGATTGACTGAGCTGGAAAGTCTCATTCGTGAGTCAAACAGCAAAACAAGACCCGCCCCAGTGACGCCTCCCGTTGTCACTGCGGAAACGAACGATGGCTGCACTCACACGTGCAGAATTCAGCAAACTATCATCTAAAAACCCCCTTCTTGGGGGCCCGAAGGCAGGAGGCCAAGGCCGGGGTCTGACGTACCCCCCAACCCGAGTCCGTTCGCAATGTTTATATGCTTTTAATTGCGAAACGTATTTGAAAAGTTCATACCCG